AGATTGCCCTCGGTTCTCGACTTTTAGGCGTTCTAATGCCTCTTGTTGAGATTCGCTTTTTTTTGATAAAGACATAACAAGGTAGACAAACATAACGCCTACCACGCCAATCATCCCTGCTTCGCCATATATTGCTAAAAAATCCATCGTACCCTCGGTTGTCGCTCTGCGACAAAAAAATTTTAAGACGACCTAGTCGTCAATTGATTTTAATTCTGGTCTTTTAGCGGATTCTAATTGGTCAGTGTCGAAACCCTGGAATACTGCACCTGTTAATTGAGTTACTTTGTTCTTTGGAATAACTTCAGCTGCATCCCATAACATAGAAAAGGCTTTCAACCTATCTACGGTACGGTCTGCGCTATCGGCTTCAGCCTTAACACCCTCTATTAAGTATTTAAGGTCAATGCCAACTTCTTTTAGTACCCCATCGAGTTCTTCTTTCACTGCAGACACGATTCTCTCCTGTTTAATTAAAATACCACTCTTTACTTTTGCGTATTTCGAATTGGACGAGTTAAATGCCTTGATATACGCTTCTTGTGGAGTTAGCCCATTAGCCAAGTATTTTGCAAACAAGGCTTCCTGAGCAGTAAGGTTCTTTCGTTCCTTAACTGAATCGAGATGATTGCGATGTCCACCAAAAGAATAGATGTTCTTTCTTCTATCGGTGTCCATTTGTGTATTTGCGGAACAAATAAATGTTCCCGTACAAGTGCCTACATAACGTACCTTTTTCTTGCGATGAAGCATTTCGCCTTGTCGCAAAATCTGTATGACACATCCATCGTCAGCAGTAACCCATTCTCCAATTCCTGAACTTCGCCAGTTAGAGCTAATAGGTAATCCTACTGGTATTTCGTCTACATACTCGTAAACGTAATTCGCTTGACCCTTAACAACGTATTCACGCATCTCCCATCAATCCACCAGAATTATCAGCAGAAGAGAACAAAGCATTGATAACTTCCTGAGATAAATCAGGGAGACATTCAATAAACCTTACATTCATATCTACCTTTAACTGTTTTGGAGTAGATACCGAGTCAAGGTCTACTACTTTTTGCTTTACCGAGGATATTTCTTCTTTATCTTCGTCATAAACAATAGTAAGGGAGTATTTTTTCATATAATAAGTTATGAAATAAAATTTGAATAGTGTGTAAAAAAGATAATCCTTGACTTTTGCCTGTTTAACCCTTAGCTTGAGCGCGTCCTAGAGCGCAACACTTACACCCTTTGTCGTTGCGTACTCTGGGGTTTTTTTTAAAAAATACCCTCTCGACATAACCCAACTTTCAAAAATTGCCACATTTTGATATGCAACCTAGAATTGAAATGTACCCCCTCCTGTTTGGATACGAGATTCCAAAACAGATTAAAAGTCATTCAGACATAAAAAGGAGAATATAAATGGCTAAACCAAAGAAGAAGTCCAACCTGAGAACACTTAACCTCAAGCGTTGGAGAGACGGTAACTATGGGTACACACTACCAGGCAAGACCGTAATCGAAACATCCCACACCACAGTATCAGGGGTAGCAAGGATGGTAACAGTAGCACCAAGATACACGAGGGACGAAGAGGGTAAGACACTTGTAGACCCAAAGATCCTCGCAGAACAGGCGACCTACAAATTCCACTACATCGCCCTTGATGATTACTATAACTCAGCACCGATGCAAGATGTACTCGATGATGGCTGGACTCGCAAAGCAACACTCGATGTGATGACAGGCAAGTGGGAGCTAATCCCTGACGCATAAGCATCAGCGTAGGAGCAAGGTCAGTAAGACTTGCTTCATAGTACGAGGACAACATTGCCTCTATTATAGTTAAACAACAGTTAAACAGTCACCTTCTGAGTCTCACCGCATCGAGGCTTGGGAGGTGGCACAATTCGGAGTCTATTATGACAAATTCATATGCGAATCACCTAGTAAGTATTCTATACTACTTAGGCAAAGTGATAATCCATTTCGTGGCTTATTCCATCACATATCTAATACTCAACTATAAGAAGTTTTGGTATGTATGGGTCTTCTACATCTTAATAGAGTTCGCTAAACTTTATCTAAAAGTACAAGGAGTTATAAATGGCTAATAATAAAAATAAAAGACCTGAAGAGTTGAACTGGTTCGAAATCCTTCAGATATTAAATGGTATTGAAAGACATTACCTTGAAATGGGTTGGGATTATAATAAATCATCACGCTATCAAGAGTTAGTTAAATACTGCCTTGATAATAAGGAGCGATTATATGATGATTGGGAGAAGAGTAAAGATTTAGATAAACATTGGGAAGAATTAGTACCAACAGAACTGTTTTGGAAGATTAGAGACGAAGAATATGGATTTAATAAGCGTGACAACACCATAAAAGAAAAAGGTGGTGATGATGCGAGATTATTACATTAATTGGTTATTTAAACACTATAAATAAAGGAAGAGATTAAAATGAAAGAGTTTAAAGTTATTAAAACTACACATAATCGTTCACCACTTGGAAATAAATTGGCTTATGCGATAATATCAACTACTTATTTCTTAGCTGAGCCAGATTCTGTTCGAGGTTGCCATTTTGATGATGAGGATGATATGTTCATCATTGCTAAATCTATACAAGACGCTCACGAGATGTTAGTTGATAAAATATATAAACCTATTAAAGCGGGGTTAATTAAATGACCTTGCAAAACACAAAAGAAATGAGTTCTATTGCATTAAAATATGAAATGAAAGCATTAGAGTCTCGTTATTATAAAAATAATTGGGATTTATGTACATCGGCTCGTTGGAAAGATTTGATTGGTGCTTATATTGGTTATGATAAACACAAGCGATATTTAGAAGACCTTAATGAACATCCAATGTTTAGATTTGAGTCAAAAGACCGTTATGATAAATTGTATGAAAATATAAAGGAGGGTGATTAATTGATAAAAACAGATAATCCTGATAAACCTAAAGGCGAGTTTATAAGAAAACTTGGTGGTTGGGGCAAATACTATGAATATCTCGCTAATCCAAATTCACCAAAACTCCCTAAGATGAGAGAACCTATTAAAGCCAAGAAAAAGATTGGTCGTAATAGTCTAGTCACTATAAAGAAAGGTGATGCAGTAAAAGTTCTAAAATATAAGAAAGCACAACAATATTTAAGTCAAGATTGGATACTTGATGAGTAATGCGTCAACACTTGTTTGGTTGTAGTCAAAATATTAACAAATTAGACAATTAACTAACAATAATCGTTGGCGCAGAATTTGAGACTTTGAAACATAGTCTATAAACAGTTTCATTTCACATAACCTTAAATAAGGAGCAATAAAATGATAGAATCCTATCTAGTCTACGCAATCGTAGGTCTTATGAGTGGCGCAATGATAATGCCAATCGCTTATGACCTAATGGATAGCTACAGACACAAACAAACCGTAAGAAGATTACAACTCGAACACGAAACACGAGTACATTGTGCCGAGTGCAGTAATTATAAACATCAAAATAAAATGTTCACATTGGACATATGTCTTGATTGTTATGACCTTCAAATCTCTAAGCAAATGGAGGAAATCAATGGCTAAATCATATTATTTGATGAAAAGAATCTTCGAGGACCAAGAAATAAAGAAAACCAAGCGGATTGGTAAGAAATATGTTCATTTCGTACTTCCTAATGGTCTACCACTTAAAATAACACACGATAACTATAAAATATGGAATGGGGGACAACTGTGAGAGATAAAAAGCTAGTAAAAGTCAAAAGACGCAAAAAGAACGAAGAATTAAAGCGAAATGGTCGTACACCTGCTCAAATTGCTCGTAAAAAACGAAAAAAAGCTAGAAAAGGAGGTGTATAAAAATGATTGAAGATAAAACACCAAAAGAAGACAAAGAATTGCAATATGCTCACGAAATGGAGAAATATGACAACTCTATGCCTCATACTACTGCAATTAACTATGTAAAAGTGGAAATATTCTACACATATGATAAAAATGGTGAAAGAGTCTATAATATTCCTTCAAAAGACGAATTAAAGGAAAAATTATGTGGTGGTTGGGATGTTGAGGCTGATGAAGATGGTCCATACTATGTTCGATGTGATTGTAAGCAATGTTTAGAGTCCAGTCACAGAGAAGATGTAAATGTTTATGCCCACGAGGATTTAAGATGATGGTAGTTGTAACTCCATCCAATATTTCTGAGTATGCAGACAATCTAAGACTTACATTAATAGATCCACACGATAAAATGGCGATTTATGAGTTAGCACAAGCATTAATTGCCATAAGTATCGATTATGATAAACAAAAAAGGAGTGTGTAGTGAGAAAAATGCAATCTGGCAATACAAAATTGCCTACAATCGAAGTAAAGGTAATTAGACATTTAATTGCCAGTAATCCAATAGAACCAACTGAACCACATTGGGAATATTTCATCATAGATGAGCCTGAAATGGAATTCCCAGAGGATAGTGACATACAATATGCCCTTGTTTTGGGTTGGCACGATGAATTTGGTACTGTTAGTATGAAAGAACTGAGTGCAAGAGCAATAACAGATACATATAACCTTGAAGAAGTTGCACCTGCACCAAATTGGAGATGGGTTGATGAAACAGTATAGAAGAAATATGAATTTGCCAATAAAATTCAAAGAAAAATGGGTAAATGCTCTTAAAAGTAAAAAATACCGTCAAATAGAAGGAGTTTTGTGTAATGAATTTGGACATTGTGCAATTGGTGTTGGTTTAGTAGCTGCGGGCAATGTTGATAACACTACTATGATGGATGAGCCAAATATTACACCTGATATGATTATTGCCCATAATCTACCATTTATTTCTGATTGTGACCCAATACTAGACTGGATAATTGAGTTAAATGACGATAAAGGCTCAACTTTTCTTGAAATAGCTGATTTCATTGAGGAACAAGTAGATGGTATTGATTATGGCGAAATAGAAAAAGAGGCAGATTCAAGAAATGTATCAATGGAAACAGTTATAGAAGATTGGAAAAATGGGAGTAAAACTAATGATTAGTACACCAAGAATGAATTGCTATGAGAAATTTATGCGACAAGCTGAATTTTCTGCATTTTCACAAATAGTCGAAGGAATGACTGTAATACAATCACAATACGATTGGAATCTTCATAAAAAAGATGGGGATTCGTTTGAAATAGAAATAATGGGTACACATAAGAAAATACTTGTGGATACAAGGTTCTTACCAAAGGCATTTACTGAAAATGAGATTGTTAAAACCTTATTACAAGGGTTAGCAAACTTTAATGCAAAGCCATATTCAGACGAAATAGTAAATGTGATGGGAAAATTTAATCTTAGCGCAGATAATGATGAAATCAAGCAATTTGAAGATGAAATGATTGAATCTGCAACAAACTATGTGAATAAATGGTCAAGATTGCTCTATCATTTTCATATGTATCGTCAAGAAATGAATAATACAGTCCTTATTTCAAGAGATTTGTTGATAGCATTAGGTAATACTGATTTTCCTACAACAACAGACTATTTGAAATCACCATTTAGGTCATTTT